AAATGCCGGCAAGATGGGCGCAAATGACGAACGGCGACGGCGACGGTGACGGGCAAGCCCGAAAGCACGACAACGGCGACGCCTGAATTTTTTTTTGTAAAAGTGCATTTTTGTCTTGACAACAAAAACGGCGATTATATAATGGGGCTATCAAATGACGACGGGCGGCGTCGTTTGGTGTTGTGTTCACCGCCCTTTACAGGAGTCTAAGATATGAAACTGAATGAAATCAAATCCGCTATTGAAGCGAAAAAAGAAGAAGAACGAAAAGCTTTTGCGCCTATCACCGTCGACGGCGTGAAGCCTGATAGTAGCGACCTTGACGGTCTGGAATTAAGCAATACCGACGGCGTCGCTGATAGCACCTTGTTTTTAATCGCCGACGCCGCATATAGAACGGCGGGAATCAGAACAAGTCGCCTTGTTCAGAGCGACCCACGCAAGGAAATCGGCGGGCTTATCGCTTACTTGCTGGACGACGACGCCAAAAATGCGCGGCAACGCCGTGAATGGTTGCAGGTCTACGTCAAAACCATTAACCGACTCATTGCGTTGAACAACGAAACGGGCGTTTGCTCTAACGTCGTTGACGCCGTTCGTCATTTGCGCCCAGAATCCGCCGAGGATATAGCTTACAGGCTTTTAAAATCCGCCCGTGGGAATGTTGCCAACGCTATCGAACAGGCGAAAAAAGAGGGGCGGGAAATCCCGAAATGGGTCTTTAATAAAGCCCTTGAACGCTTGACGGCGGAGATTTTCGCCCGTATGGCATAACGACGACAAACAGGCTAGCGGGAAAGACCCGCTAGCCTGCAACAAAGGAGTTAAGACAATGGAAAAATTTGAAGTTCTGGACGAACTGACGGGCAAAGTTTTGCCGTCGTCGACTACCGACGCTTGCAAAGCAATGACACGACTTGAAGGCTTGCGCAAACAGCGTGCTTTCTTAGTCGAAAGACTCGGTGCTTTTCGTGTGGCTTGCGTGACATTGCGCGTTCGAAAACAGCGTGCAGAAGCTGAGGTAGTTCGCTTGCGGGCTGAACTGGACGCCGAACGGGCGGAATCGGCAAAATGGCGCGACACGGCGGAGCGGTGTTTTTCCTCAGCAATGAAAAACGCCGTCGCGCTAGCAGACGAACGCAAAGGCAAAAGGGGGGCATAGTCCCCCCTAAAATTTTCCGAGGGGCTTGCTTACATATGATGGCTCCCGCATTTTCCCAAAAAATTTTCGCAAAACACAAGGAGCCGAAGGCTCCAACAGGCGCAAGGCGATGAAGTCGCAGGCGGCGCAAGCGCAAAGCGGCAGAGCCGCGAGCTGGCCATGCAAAAACATCTTGACAAACGCGCAGGCAATGTGCTATACTGAGTGCAAAGAGCGCGCAAGCGCAGCAAGAAAGGCGCGCAAGAGCGCAACAAGAGGAGTCAAAACCATGAACACACAGAAAGAAGAAGCCCGCGACGCGCCCGAGCCTGTAAGGCTCCCTCCTGGCGTCACGGAAGAAGCTGCGAAGAAGGCCGCGCGGCTGAGAGCCAACGGAATATCCGAGAAATCCGCGGCCCTGATATGCAAAATCCCGCGCGAGGCCATGCAGGACGTGCAACGCAGTGACATTTACATTGCGGCATACGAGCTGGCCTGCGCCCAGGCCGAGGTCAAGCCCATTGAGACCGAGGTTTCCATCAGAAATCTTGAGAGCATCGCACTCAAAGAGACCATTTCCAACGTGCAGAGTGGCCTCTGCGACCCAGCCACCATTCTGGACGCCCTCAAATACGCCACGAAAGTGCGGTTAGAGGAGCGCAAGCTGGAACAAGACCGGCAACAAAGCTTCACGGCCAACACGCAGGTGGTCATTAACCTGTCTGATATGCTCCGGGGCGCCCTGGAACGCGGCATGGCCGGTGCCGAAGACTCTGGTAGGACTATTGTCTTTGCTGGTGACAGCAAAAGCGTCACGAATGGCATGGATACCGAGGAGCTTTTGCAGGAAGCCCTTGGCAAAGAGGCCGCGGCCAAGGTTTTACCAAAGCCGCATCACACAAACACGCCCGTGAAAATCACGGCACAGGACATTTCCGGCCTCGATGACATCTTGGTGGTCGGTCAGGACGGCAGAACCCTGTCGGAGGAGGCCTGAGATGGCAGATACAGAAGCATTACAGAGCAGCACCGGGGCAGAGGCACTTCGTAGCACCGAAGGTGCATCGGTTGGCGTCCCGGTCCCAGGCCTGGGCGAAGAGCCCTCTTCCGGCGAAGCCGGATATTCTCTGCGCGGCACCATCGCTGAGGCCAGAGACCTGTTCCGAACCAACCATGAGTTCTTTATCCTCACGTGCTATCCGGATTTGACCCTGCGCGTCCCGCAGTTTCACTGCGAATTGTTGGAAGCCATGACCGACAAGGCTATTTCGTACCTGGTCTGCGTGTGTCCCCGTGGCTTTGCCAAGACAATGATAGTCCGCGCCACGGCAGCCTATGCCCTGATGACCGGGGAGAGCCCCTTCGTCACTGTCATCAACCGCAACATCAAGGACGCGGCCAACAGCACACGGGAAATCTGGCGCATCATGCAGACGCGGGTCTTTCAGGACGTCTACGGGCGCATTGAGCCCGTGGTAGAGCGCGATGGGCTTGGCGAATACGAGTATATGCAGAACGGACAGTACAAGGTTCTCTTTGCCCGCGGCCGGGACAGTGCCTTGCAAGGTATGAACGTACACAATATGCGTCCCAATCTCATCATCTGCGACGATATCGAGCAGGCGAAGGATAAGAATGAAGACCTGCGCTACGAGGACACCAAGAGCTGGTTCTTTGAAACCATGCTGTTCTTGATGGACGAGCAAAATCGGCGTTGCATTTACATCGGGAACATGAATAAGAAGCAGAGCCTCATCGCAGAGCTCCCTACCCTATCGGATTGGCATTCCATCGTGCTGTCCGCTATCAAAAGTGACGGGACTGCGCTGTGGGAAGACCGCTTTCCCAAGGCGCGGCTCCTGGCTGAGTTCAAGCAATACTGCGAAATCGGCATGCGCCGGGAATGGCTCGCCCAAAAGATGTCCCGTGTCGAGGATGACAGCAATGCGCTTATCACTGCTGACGAGATTGACATCGTGCCGGACCTGTACCCAGACGACATTGACTATGGGTGCATTACCATTGACCCCGCCATCTCAGGCACGGACCGCGCCGACGAAAGTGTGCTATGTGTACATGGGTGGCGGGACCGCGGCTGGGTCCTCTGCGATATGGTGCATAAAGTAGGCATGGACCCGACTGCGTTGCTGACCCGTGCAGTCAATCTTGCATTGCAATGGCGCATCGGCTTGGTGTGTATCGAGGCTATCGCGTATCAGAAGGCCCTCATACCGTTGATGGAACGCGAGCTGGCGGAACGCGGACTTTCCGGCGCCATAAAAGTGCGGCCAATCGCATCCCGGTCCAGCAAAGCCTCCCGCATTGACGCCTGGATTTCCATGCTACGCAACAAGATGTACCGACTTTCCCGGCGCCAGGCCGGTCCCATATTGCATCAGCTCAATACCTACGTCGTCAACAGCAAGACCTGCCATGATGACCGCATTGACTGTTGCGCGATGATTACAATGGCAGCGCAGTCCTATCGCCATCTCATGCATCGCAGTGTCGGAGACCCACGTGTCATGGCCGCAGAGGCTTCTCGGACGGTATCCTCGGTCGATGCTTGGCGGGATATTGCCGGCGCCGGAAAATCACAGGGCTGGGACGACGCGATGCACGCTGGCCGCCCTGTCCTCGACCTGGGTTCGTTCAGCAGTGCGTCCCGCGGGGTGCTGCAAAAATAAAGAAAGAGGGAGCCAAGGAGGGAGCGAAGCGACCGAACGGCGACCGAGAAAGAGCGAGGCGCGAAGCGCCGAAGCGACAAGAAGAAAGAGCCCCGAAGGGGCTCTGGTAGAAGAAACGGACTCCGACCTATCAGATAAGGCACTTTCTTGGCCGAGGCCTCTTACCCTACAAGACAAAAAGGAAGTTGGCGACAGCCAACTTCCTGAGGCATTCTCCGTCGACGCCAGTTTTGCAAGGTGCGAAGCACCGCAGCAAAAGCTCCTCTCTGGCTCTTCAGGCTTCTCTGGCCCCTGAGACCAGGCGCGTCGCGGAGCGCGCGCCGTCATCTCCGTAGAAGACCAGGACTCCACCGGTGCAAGCACCTACGAGGCCTAGAAGCCACGTGTAGCGCACACAGGTGCATAAAAAGTTCTTGACATTTCCTCTTTCCTGTGCTACACTCATTGCACGTTCATGATATAGGAGCTCTACACATGACAATAACATTTGAGAAACGAAAGAAGCGGGACAAGCCGTTGCCACGCACCGCAGCTGAGCGGCTTGGCGTAACGCTTCACCATAAGGATAGTGTCATATCATCTCTTGACGCTGCCCATTACAATGACCTCCGCAAATACCTCGACGATATCTACATCTCGGCGCGCACGCACTTGACAGGTTCCCGCTATTCGCTGACCAAGCTCGTACACGAATACAATGGCGAAGTCGAGTACAGCGAAACGCAGAAGATGCTTGATGAGGAATGGAAGAACGGCTACCCGCTGGCTCCTCCGCCGTGCAATCTCACGGTAGCGAAAGCCCATGTTGAGGCCGCGGTTGCTTTCATGTCGCAGACCATTACTGTTGATGACGGTATCTGGTCTGCCAACACAGACCCGACGCGCATCTCGCAGGCCAACGCCATTGCTGACCGCTTGCGCCTTGACGCGCAGTCCTTTGCTCATGCGCAGGAACTTGCCGCGGCGTTCCGTCATGGCTTCATCTGCAACCTTGGTGGCGTCTTTGTGGAATGGTCTGAAAATCCCATTCAGGCTCTGGTCACGGACATCGACACCGGAGAGTCCTCGGTTACACTGGTTCCTCGTGCAGGCAATGTCCTGCGTCCAGTTGACCCGTTCAATGTCATACTGGACACCCGCGTTGAACCGCATCGCATGTACCGTGACGGCGAGTTTGCTGGCTACATTACGGTGATGCCGCGCACCAAGGTTTTCGACAGATTGCGCCTCGGTGAATGGTCTTTGCCTGCAAGCTGCCCAGACTACAACCCGTATGAACCTCTGCGCGGCGCGTACTCTTCTGACTACATGCTGCCGCCAGACTCTCACGGGGACAATATTCGCGGCGAGGACGTCATTGTCCTGTACGCCCGTGTGTTCCCGTCTCTGTTCGGCCTATCCGAGGACACGTCACCGAGCGTATGGAAATTCACGATGATTGGTGCACAGCGTACTATCGTTGCGGCCGAGCCAACGGATAGCATTTACCTGCCTGTGTGTTTGTTCCAGTTCGATAGCGAAACGCCATACAACATCAACGGTTCTCTGGTATCCCAGCTCATTGCTTGCCAGCGGTTCATCTCGTATGTTTTCTCTGGCTATCAGATGTCGCTGTTGAAGAACATCGCAGGTGGCGCTAAGGTTGTTGACGGCACGGTCGTTGATTTGGAGCGCATTTCCAAAGCCGCGATGCTTGGCGGCGTCATTCCTACCACCATCTCAGACCCGGACAAACCCTTGTCAAATTACGTTGCTGACCTGTCTGCCCCTGTTGACTTGCGGAACATTCCGCAGGACATCAACCTGGCATTTGAGATGATGCAACGCATCTTCCCGACAGACATGCTTCAGCAGGTCGCTAATTTGGAACGCGCTACGCAATACCAGGCCGCGGCCACAGTGCAGGCTGGCAACAAGCGCAACGTCCTTGTGGCCTCCTCCATTGACTCTCAGATGATGGCGCCGCTTCGTCAGCTCATGGTTGACAATATCCTGCGCAACGTTCAGACACTGGAAGTCGTTGGCGAGGACGGCCAGCGCCGAGTTATTCCCACGTCGGATATCAGCTTGGCGGAAATGCGCTTCGTTGTTTCCGATGGGCTGTCGGGGCTTGACAAGCTTGGAGCCGCGGAGTCCTTGCAACAGGCTATATCGAACATGCTGCAAATGCCTCAGGTATTGCAGAACTTCGATGTCTTTGGTGCTATTAACTATGTCTTACGATTGAGAGGTAGCAATGTCGACTTCAACCAATTCAAGCTCTCTGCCCAGCTCACAGCTCAGCCCGCACCGGAACCGGCATCCGATATGGGTATACCTGCTGGCCTACCCGGTGGCAGTTTCGATGACGCTGGTGCTGCTATGCCTGGCGGCCCTGGGGGTGGTGCTTTGCCCACTGACGGTGCTCTTTCCGCGGTTTCGCCGGAAGCTATTCTAGCTAATACCTTCGGGACGGGAGCGCAGTGATGCGCTCTCACCCTTGCAGGCTTTGCCCATGCGGCCTTGCCCGCTTCTCTTCTCTCATTAACCTTTATTGCGAGCGTAGCTCGCTAGGAGTCTAAACTATGACAATTCGCACAAACGTTGACTTTGCGTCCGAAGACGCTTCTTTCTCTTCCACCACGATGCCGGACAATCCCGTTGTCGCTGAACAGACGGGCGCGACGCAGCCCAGTCCCTCTGCTGTAATTCCGCAGAAATCCAACGATGCCTCCGATGCCATGCAGAATAACATTGACATTGACGATGACTTATCTTATGATGATGACATCGACAGCGAGGGAGCTTCTCAGCAACCCGCGACGCGTACCCAGCCCGATGACGGCGGGGAATCCGAAGAGGAGCGTCGCAAGAAATACGAGGCCGGCATTAACGAATATGCTGGTGCGGTTGTTGGCGACATCATGAAGGGCATTGACTTCACAAAAGCCATGACGGCCGAAAAGCCCGAAGACTTCGTCAGTGCCTTGCAGTCCCTTGCCGTGGGCTTGTTCAAGCAAACCGTCCAGGCCAGCACACAGATTGCGCGGCATTATGCCTCTGTCACGACAAATGACATTCAGACATCACAGCGTGCACAGGCAACCGAGGCTCGTAATCGTGCTGTCCTGAACAAAGAGCTTGAACAATACCCCGCGGCCAAGGAACCGCGGTATCGTAGCATCATTCGTGAAAAGTTCGCGCAGGCTATGTCCAAAACGAACGGTGATGCTGCCAAAGCTTCCAAGGCTGTTGTAGCGTACTTGAAGAAGAACTTCCCCGATGCGCTGGTCATTCCCCAGACAAAGCAGACAGATGGCATGACAGTTGACGACTGGTTCTTCGGAAAAATGAAATAACCCTTTTAAGGAGAAAAACCAATGGCTCAGCAATTCGGTATTCCCGGCTTGTTTACCACGGGTCGTAGCGAAGGTGATTTCTTCGTCAATGACGCCGCGCGTGACATTCTGACTTCCTATCCGGGCAGCAATGGCAACCTGTTTGCTTTGACGTCTGCCCTGCCCTCAATCTCAACCAACTCGCGTATCTTCGAATGGTCTGACGAAACGTACGACTTTCCCATCTTCAAATGTGAAGCTAACGCCACTGCGACGGCCGCGGCCACCACGTTGAAGGTCTCTGGTAAAATTCCGCTGTTGAAGATGTGCGTCATCTCCAACACGTCCACCGGCGAAGACATGTACGTCGTTGACCAGACCGGCGATACGCTGACGGTCAAACGTGGCTTCTGCGGTACGACGATTGCGGCTGTTACAGCCGACGACGTCTTCGTGCAGCTGGCTCAGGCTACGCCCGAAGCTTCGTACTTGCCGCCGAGCAAGACCTACCACACGACCTTCCAGAAGAACTACATTCAGAAAATCGTGTCCATCACGGAATTGGACGAAGATGCTCTGAAAGAAAAGACTCGCGAAGGTTACAATCCGCAGCAGTACATTAAAGACCGTACTCTGCGTGACCACACCACGATGGTCGAACGTGCTTTGATGTTCGGCAAACCCAGCGAGTCCCTCATTCGTGACCAGGACGGACAGGATAAGAAACTGTACACCACGGCCGGATTGATGCATCAGATTAAATCCAACCGTATCGCCTTAACGGCGGCCACGAACGGATTGGCTGGCATCTGCGACGCACTGTCGGTTATGCAGGAACGCACTGTTGAAGGTGCTTCCAACACCGGCCATATCGCTTTTGTGTCCCACGCCTTCCTGCGTAAGCTGAATGCGATGGTCTTGGAAAAGACGCACTACAACATTTCCTACGGCACGGCCGAATACGGCATCAAGGTTGCTCGTTTGGAAACGGGTTCCGGTGTCGTCAACTTCGTCCCGTACGCGCTGTTCGACCAGTTGCCCGCGTACAAAGGCACCGCGGTTGTCTTCAACCCGTCGCTGATTAACGCTGTGTACTTCTCGAAGACCACGCCGCGTTCCTTCCAGCCGTTGAAATTCACGATTATGAACGGCTTGGTTACACAGATGGGCTTGCGCGTCCGCCAGGAAAAATGCCACGGCATTATCACTGGCTTGATGTTGACGGCCTGACAGACCAGGGAGCGAAGCCAAGTGTCTCGCTCCCAACTCTTTCCCTTTGCGGGCTAGCCCGCCTTTTGATACGGAGTCAAGAACATGAACAATGAAGAAATCTTTACCGCGCTGGTTTCAGTGCATCTGCCCGAAGGCTCGACGATGACAATTCTGGACGGCGTCATTTATGAAGCCGACGTTTACGGCAACATTCGCGTCACGAAAGGCGTCGCTGACCGCCTGTGCGCTGACCCGCGTTTCGTCCGCTGTGACGTCAAGTCCCGTGCCATCGCTGACCCGACTGCATCCAAGGAACAAGAAGCCATTACCAAGGCCGTCGTCGAAGAGTCGGTTAAAGCCGGCGCTGTGGCGCAGGAAGACATTGCCGTTGCCGAGCCGAAACCGGTTAACACCAACGCTTTTGTTTACCAGGTTGCGGTTGCAGCTAAGAAATAGGAGCGTGCTATGCCTACCTTCTCTGACCTTGTAGACGCTGTCTGCTCGACCACGGATTACGTTGGTCAGGAAGAGCTAGCGGCGTCCTTTGTGAATGGAGCGTTCCGGGAGCTGCAAAGCACCGGCCTCTACGAACAAGACCTCGTTGAAGACCGCATTGAAACCGCAGGGGCTTCTACGCAGCCCTTCTTGTGGCGCGACGTGCCCAAGGGTCTTCGCGCGGTCTCTTACGTTAAATACAGCAACGGAGTTTCCCCTGTACCCATCAAGCTTGGCAGACGGTTACAGGAACTGAAAGGCAACTATTACTACCTCGCGGGTAGCTACATTGCCTTTTCGGGTGCGCCTCAGGGCGAACCCATTGACATTGCGTACTACATGTTACAGCCGCGGCTCACGTACTACGCCAATCAGCAAGAGGCCCCTGCCTATGAGGACGATGATGGCATCTGGCATTACCGGAAATGGAATGTTGATACGCAGGCTTATGAGCACGTCGATACCCTGGGTTCTTACCAGGACGACTATCTTGCGCGCATGAAAGTCACCAATTGGATTATCGAAGATTACTTCGAAGCCGCAAAAGCAATCGCCGTCCGCGAAGTCTATAACGCCTATGGCGACACCGCTGACTCCTCGGTGTGGACGGCGATTGCTGCCAAGCACACACAAACCTTCAAGAACCTCTGCGGTGTGAAAGGAATTTACACATGACAAAAGCAACGCATTCAGTGGACCTGGCGAAGCTCGTGGGCAAGCGTCCCGTATACGGGGAGTACCTGGTTATGGACAGTGAGGGTAACGTCATTACCTGCATACACAATTTCCTGACGTATGCTGGCGCGTCCATCTTTGCCAAGCTGGTTGCCGGGACGCTGCAAGCCTCGGCCTGGCATGTAGGCATGCTGTCCGGACCGGTTAACAAAGGCGACACGGAAACAGCTCATGCCTGGACAGAGCCAACGCAGGCTCAGGGATATTCCCGGCAAGCCTGCACCATCTCGGAGATTATCGACACTACGCTGTCGGAACAGCCTGCGACCGTGGTTGTCTTTGCTCCCGTAACGTTTTCGTGCGGAGCTGACAATGAGGCCTGGGACAAGGCCTATTCGCACAGCTTTTTGGTGATGACGGACAATGCTGCGGAACCCAAGACCGAGGTCGTGTCTATCGGCTCACAGCTTCCTTCTCCTGTGCGTTTGCTGCCCGGTGGCAACTACCAGACAGCATATCGGCTGTATTTCATGACGTAAGCGCACAGCGCAGTAACCAAGGCGGGGTCTACGGACTCCGCCTTTTCTGTGCCTTGCACATGCCGTATGGCCGTCTTGTGCATTATTACCTTGCAGCTCAGCCCCGTATATGCTATTCTGTTGCCATCTTCAATAGGATAGGAGAACTACTATGAGCTCAGTAGTGGCAGTCCAGCCTAACACAGTAACCTTTGCGCCAGGCACGGTAGCCCGGCAACGCGAGATTGCGGTGCAGGAACTGGACAATTACATACCGATTGGCACGTATCTCAGTGCCGCGTTCGGTTCTGAGGCGCAGTACGCGCTAGACTTCTTGCAGGACAGTGCGGACATTCACGACGCTATCCTGCTCCCCAACTTCATTATCATCGGCTCCCGTGTCTACCTGGCTACCGAGTATGGCATGGAGTTCCTGTTTCGCGTCACGCAATACGCCGCAGACAAGACCGCGGTCTGGTCGTCGACTTTCGTAGAAGGTGACTACTGGCTGTGCTTTGGTGGGCATGCAGTGTGGCGCATCAACGGCACGTTGCGTACCGTGGTAGACGTCACGGATAAGCTTCCGTATGTTCCGTTGCGCATTGACAGCGCAGGCCTGCGCCTCATCTTAGGCACCAACGACACGGTGTCCTGGTCAAGTCAAACGGACCGCCTGGACTTCTCGTCTACTGGCACCGGGGCAGGCTCGCAGGCTATTAATGTTCTTGGTGCGTATGGCAATTTGTTGGCGCTTGGAAAGAGCCCGGATGGTTTCATCATCTACACGACCCGTGGTATCCTGGTCGCGGCTAATACCAACAATGCAGATATCCCGTACAGTTTCCAGACTTCTGTGCTTCCCGGTTACGAGCTTATCGGACCGTATGCACAGACCTCTTTGTCAGGGCATCAGCCCGTCGCGGTATTTAAGGGACGCGGTCTGTGCAAGATTTCCATTGCAAACCAGTTCAATGCAACTGCGGTCGTGGAGTGCATCAACCCGTTCATCGGGCAGGCCGATGGCATGAACACGGAAACCCTGCGCGCCTACCCGTACTTTGGTGGTTACATTGCCTTTGACACGGACAGTACAGTGTACTTCATGGACGGCGCGGCGCAGACCTTTGGCATGATGAACAAAACGCACTGGGTTTTGCTGGTGCCGAACACAGCCATGGCTGTTGATGCCAAGGGGCGCGTCTTCAAGATATCCCTGCAACGCAGTACTGTGACTGAGGACGCCAGAGACCTAACAATCCTGCCCGACAACTGCGTTTGGTGCGACGCTGGGAACCTGCTAGATGCTCGCATCTTGGAGCTGCAAGGAGGCCGCATGCCGATGGAAGGCTCTATGGCAGGCTTTGTTGAGGAGTTTGTCTGTAACTACGATTTCTCGACGCCGGCTTTGGCACAGTTAGTGCCAGATGGCTTCGATTGCATGGCAGTCCCTTATGACCCTGAATGGGGTAAGGACTACCAGAAGCAGTGGGAGAGCATTGGCAACGTACTGCCGCGGAAGCTGGATTCTCACGATAGCGTCCCGGTGCTGTACGATATTGACATGCAGCCCCCACAGGACGTTGACAAGAACGCGGTCTGGGAATGGTGGGATTACGTGCCCATCGGAGATAGCGTTGCAGTAACATATGGCTCCATTGAGGACCCCGTTTCGTATGACCTGGTTCCGAGCGCAACCTTTACAGGTATCCGCGTTTCCGAGGCCGACGCCAACCTGCACACCAGGTGCAACAACGTCGTGGTGTACGAATACGAAGGTTCCGATGACCGTACGATAGACTGCAATGTCGAGGAGGGCACGTATGACTGCAATGTCATGCCCGATGAGGTCTGGGACCAGGGCACGGGCTATACCGTGAATGTTTCCGTCGATGGGCAGGACTTCGTACATCAGAAGGGCAACCTCTTTACAGGACATGTCCGTGACAAAAACCACACGATTACCGTGCGCGGGGCTCGTGTGCTTTCTGAAATCCGCGCTACGCTAATCGGAGGAGGTATAAAGTAATGACTCTGAAAATCAAAAACATACGGTACGACCACAGCCTGGATACAAGAACATATCCCGTTGGTGTGATTACTGTGGACAGTGCTGACGATTCCTTGCATGTCCACGACGGGGTGCTGCCTAATGGCTCGCGGTTACCTACCGCATCGGATTTGAATGACAAGGCTGACGTTTCCCTAGGCAACGTTTCGCAGGAAGATATGACCAGCCTGTTGTCACGATATGGCGCACTGACCATGAATGACAACAAGAGCGTAAGCGAGGCACAGCGTGATAATCTGTGGGACAAGTTAGGAGGGCCTGCCATGCGCTTCGACACCGAGGTTCCCGAACATAATATTGTCACGGTTGATAGTAACCATAAACTGCAAGTCATTGACAGTGCATCTTCTGGTTCAGGCTTTGGCTTCGGTATTGACGTCTCTGCTAAGATTGTACGCAGTGCTAATGTTCCATACAAGACTGAACGGAATTGCTACGTAAGTGTGATGCTTTATACAGCCGGTTATTATGGTGCTCCTGCTGTTGTAAAGCTGAACGATGTACAAATTGCACAATTGGGCTGGGGCGCAGGACATTCTGGTGGCACTGGTAACTGGCAAAGTTCTGTGCTCTTCCCCGTCGCACGCGGACAGACTTACAAAATTGAACCTGGCAGTAATCAGACCCTTACCATAAATGAGTTCGGAGTACTTCCGTTATTCCAAGGAGAAACAAACAATGGCTGATACCATAAATCCTTCTACGCCGTTCTTCAAATGGAAGATGGCGATTGTCACTAAATCCACAGACGACTGGACGAAGTGGAACTGTGATGAAACCTATGAGCGTTCCCTGTTCATCGGCATTCACGATGACTTGGAAAAGCCCTATGCAGCTTTGTACCTAATCTACAAGGGTACTGCCCAACCCGCGGCTGGCAATGCTATTTTGGCTGACTTGTTGGCACTGCAAACTACTGTTAACAATGCCTTGCAGGAATTGCAGTCCTTGATTGACCAGGTCAACGCTACGTCTGCAAGCATGCAGGAACTGTGGCAGAAAGTCACTGTGCTTGTCACAGAGATGGAAGACAAGCTGGAAGATATGCAAATCCAGATTGGTAAGGCCAAAGCTTGGGCAGAAGGCACAGATGCTGAGGTCGGAGCGCTGGGTGGCACGCACTCCTCCAAGACCTGGGCAGGTATTGCCAAACAGGCCGCGGACCAGGCAACAGGTGCCGCGTTCCCGATTTTGGAAGAGGGTGACCAGGGCAAGGCATTGTTGGTTAACGATACCGCCGATGGGTACGTTGTAAGCATGATAAGCTCTAGCGGCGGTTATGGAAATGCCAATCTCGGAGCGTATCTTCCAGATGGCTGCCTCTCTTTCAATCGGGGTGCCGACAGGTACTTTGTGGTACCGGCATACACAGAAGGTATTCTGGTTGATGGTTATGACTCTGACGGAAGACCACGAGTATCTGACAATACCATGATACTGAAATACCCAGACGGGGCTTTAAATCCCGATAAAGGTTTTTGGTACCTTACGGACAGTAGTGACGGCACTGTATGCGCTACTTGGGCACGACCACAATACACTTTTATCGGTGCACGGCCTACTGACGGCAGCTACGGATACTGGCTTGATACTGCTAATGGCAAATTCTGGCGTATCGGCAGTGACGGGCAATTGTACAAAGCTTCAGCACCTATCGGGTACATGGGCGAAGATGGCTACTTTATGCCGTTTGATGGCTTTTCTGTTATGCAGAACGCCAGCGGTATTTCGTACGTTTTGCGCCACCCAAGGATACACATACAGTTTCCTTGGGGAAGCGGCAGAACAGGTCAATACGCACATGGTACAGAAATTCCTGCCGGTTTTATTTATGGGACATGGTACAGAGCCTGGGCGTTGCCTGCTGACATTACGTCGTATGCCTACATAATTCTGCGCCATGCCCTTCATGAAGTAGCAGAAGACATTGCAGGCACAAACCAGCTGGGATTTGACGCGTACAGCAATCTGTATAAGGGCTCTACCGTGGCTATTCAAGACCGCCCGACAATGTACCTGGGTTGTTGGGGACTGTCCAGCATATTCCCGCAGGTGGTTACTTGTACAGGTGGCTCATTGCCCATCATTAACTTCGTGAGAAATGCACAGAATTGGCAGTCCTCTACTGCAAGTGACTTTACTCCGTGGCAGACAATAGAGCTGGTGCGCGATGGAAAACCAACGCTAGGGCAGTACCAACGTGCTTTGTATGGTAAAGTGTTCTTCGACATCGATAGTGAAAAATACTATCGTGCGCAGTATGCTAGTGTTGGCGAAGGTTGCGTCCCGTACGGTACGCCTTTTACTAATACTACGTACTGGAAGGACATCACGCCGCCAAAGACGGATAAAACCAACAACTGGACAGCTGAGCAAGACTTCCAAGATGCATGGTTCCATGGGGCCGTCACGCTATCAAGCGACGTAGATGCCTCCGAAGCCGCAAGCGTTTTTGTGCCGGACTTCAAGTACCCGGCTAGCAGTCCTGTTAGCCCGCTCGAAGCTGTAAACCGTAAAATGCTGAACAATACTTTGGCGTCTAAGGAAGACCTTAACATAGGTGTCTCTCTTTCGGAACCGTCTACGACTTCGCCCTTTGCCGGCGTCATCGAAACCGTGGGTACTTCCGTTATGCTGAACGATGCCACTGGCATTGCTTCCGGCTTCGGTGTGGACTCTTACTTGAAGTTCGTTGCACCATCAACCGAGGCCTATGCCTTTGACTTCATCATGCGAGTCAAGACCACAGATGCCGGTCTCAACCCGTTGCTGGCCTACGATTCGACTGATGGCACTGTCGCAGTCACGGACATGGGCTTGAGTGCTGGTAAGCCGTACACGTACCAGAATGTGCAGATGAACCTCGCTACCACGGACGCTATCAATGATGGCGAGTGGGCTTGGGTGCGTTTCAAGAAATCAAGCTCAAGCACCGATGGGTATGTGCTGAAAGACCCCAGTGGCCAGTACACATTAGCTAATCTGCCAGACCTGGCTCAGTGGGACAAGGCCCCTGACGGCGGTTCATTAGAGCTGGCAGGTAACAAAGTGCTGTGCATTGGCAAGAACTTCCGTGAGACGAGTTCTTCGTTCAGTGGGAGCATCGACCTGTACAACACCAGGCTGACAGTAGGCGACGCAGTCTACTATGATGGCAGTACCCTGGTACAGACCGCGTATGAAACGCATGGCATTCACCAACAGAGTGCCTGCCTGGTCAATCCCACGGTTCTGGTGCGGCGCTTTGAAAGCAACGGCAAGACGTACATGGAATTGGACGGCACGTTCTCTGGCACGGTGGCAGCTGACAATACCATCTCCATCGATGCTAAGGCTTATAGCTTTAAGGGGACGCTGATTTCCTTGCAGGCTATGCCGCTCGGCACAGGCACGGTCACGGTGAATTACAACGGCACCACGGCCGCGGACTTGGAAAACGGCACCATTACGTTGCGCACTAGCATCACAGCTAATGAAGCCTACAAGGTTTCGGTACACTGTGTTATTGAGCAGACCGTGTAACTTGGCATGTAGTATCGTCTCTGTGAAATTACATTGACCCTAACGGCCTAGTTTGCTATTATCTACACATGAGGCGGAGCTTCATAGCCCCGCCTCTTTCCGTAACAACAAAGGAGAACAGAAATGAACGCTGTACTTGAATTTTTGCAGGCGCACTGGGACGAACTGTGCGTGGCCTTCACTGCCCTTGTCACCTTCTGCACGGTTGTTGTCAAGCTGACCCCGTCGCAGAAAGATGATGCCGTGCTGGCGAAGATTGTCAAAATCCTGGACTACCTGTCCGTGGTGAACCCGAAAGGCACGCGCGTCGTAAGGGACGAAGCAACGAAGACTGAAAAATGATTGCGAAGGCCGAAGGCCTGAGCTATAAGAAAGAGGCCGCAAGGCCTCTTGATAAAAGAAAGAAAGAAGATTTTCGGGACGCTAGTCCCGAAATATCTCGGCGCAGGCCTTCCTCTCCATCCCTTACCAGACAAAAAGAAAGAAGGACGGGCGGAAGCCCGTCCGTCTCCAAGCACTAACCTAACCATGGGCGGGAGCCCATAATGAAGAAAGGAGACTCAACATGGTAGAAAATGAAAGCACTGAATGTGCAACGAGGCACGAGCTATGCCACAATAATTCATGCGATGCACCGATTGTCTTGCAAGACGAAGAGCGTACACATTGTGAAACATGGACACGTGTCATGGGTTACTTCCGGCCGGTGTCGGAATGGAACATTGGCAAGAAACAAGAATTTGCAGACCGTCAGTATTTCTCTGCCAATAAGGCTCTTGACCGCATCGCTCAACATAAGGAACGTATGGCATGACGTTCGACTGGACACTCTCCCTGGATACCATGGTAGTCATCATCGGTTACGTTGTAAGCATTATATGCTTTGCTCAACGCATCGACCGAAGACTGACGGTATTGGAAATCCGGCAAGAGGAAATTCTTGAAACGATACACGATTACCCGCGGCTCAGTACCCGCGTTTCGTGTGTTGAAGCATCAGCGCGTTCAGCGCATCACAGGCTTGACGCCATAACTGGAAGGAGTAATGCATGAACCCGCGCGATTGGAAAATCACCGAAGAGGAATACATGGGTACAAATCGATACCCATCGGACACACACATTGACAATGCCCTGGACTTGTTAGCCCGCGTCAATCGTATTCGCATTTGGTACAACAGCCCGTTGATTGTATCTTCGGGGTATCGCACACCATTGCACAATGCCGAGATTGGCGGAGCGCGGGATAGCCTGCATTGCCAATGCCGTGCTATTGATATCCGCGACCGAAACGGGGCATTCTGTAACTGGTGTCTGAACAACTTACCGTACATTGCCGAGACCGGTCTGTGGATGGAAAACCCCATGTACACGCCTGGCTGGGTACATCTTGATACCCGCCGGCGTCGTACCTTGGTGTTCATTCCGGACAACCGCACGTTCCCGGCAGAGTCCAACGGCTAACCGTATATGATGCATAATTACATTGAGGAGTCAGCGTAATGGTGATACAGTATCTACCAATAGCAATGATAGGGCTTGCGATATTGCAGAGCATTTTGCTCTTGTGTATTCTTGTGCAAGTCTGTCGCAGTAACAAACAACCGCCTAAGGCTACACAGCCGAAACCGAAGGAACCAGTTGTGGTGCACAGTACGGCCACGGCAACACCGATACTTCCGTGGCTTCGTAACGCGACGCGTGACGATATGATTGACAGTTTCCGCGTGCTAGCCAAGGCGCAACAAAATGAAAGGAAATGACCATGGCATTTTGGAATGACCTTATAGACTTCTTTACGCCGTCCAGTAACACGCCTGCTGTTCCGTTGCCTGATGGCACGGTGACGGGTCAAATGCCTGCGCAACAGCCCGTGATGCAATCCACAACGAAAGCGACGCAGGCTACGAAAGCTTCACAGTCCCGCGACACGATGAAGTCCAGGAAAGCCACGGGCGCAGGCAAAACGAAGCAGACTACCAAGGTGCAACCCGAAACAGAAGCTTTGCTGAATGGCACGGCCGTGGACAACACCACGCAACCGCAAACCAAGATGGACGCCAATGCACATCAGAAAGCCACGGAGCAGACCATCAAAACAGCCTTGAAGAACTTCGAGGATACCTTCATGGTGTACAATCCTGATGGTTCTTTGAATGTGCAAGCTTCCATTGACGAGTTCAACACGCAACAGGCTATGGGGCTGTTACAGGAAAAAGCCCGTGACATGAAGGACTTTTCAGACAAGCGCAACTGGGATGATGCATTAAAGATGCTTGCCAATTGGGCGCCGCAAGGACCGTCGGTTTTGTTCCGTGGCCAGGGCGGCAACAAAATCTACCAACGTAAATAACGGAGGACGACATGGGATTTTTAAATAAACTGGGCATTGGCTCCAAGACGGTAACGAACAATGCACTTTCTGGCCAGCAGCTTAGCAACCTCAACAGTGCAATTAATGCGCGCGGTGCAGCTCAGACTGACAATTTCCAGAAGCAACAAGATGCCCTAGCTATGCTGCTCGAAGGCTATGACCCGACAGGCTATGAGCAGGCCATTCGTGATAACAGCATCGCGCAGGCCAATCAGGCTCAGAACAAACTCTTGGGCGCGGCTGCCGGTACTGCTGGCAGTGCGTTTAATACCGCGGCGCAGGGAGCTGCACAGCGCAGTACCGCAGACGCCGTTGCAGCTATCAACGCCAATGCGGAAAACAACATCTCAAATTACAAGCAGAACTACTTGACGAACCTGCTGACGCAGTACGGTAATCAGACTGCGGAATACCAGAGCCTGTTGGAACAGTTACTTGGTCAGCGCACCACGGAAAAGAAAGGTTCGGTACTGGGCAAACTCATCGGCATGGGCGCAGGGCTTGCTCTTGGCGGTCCGCAGGGCGGGGCTCTTGGTTTGCAAGCCGGCGACATGCTCGACAATGCGTAAAGGAGGTGCAATATGGCACTATTTGAAAACTTTAAAAATGTGGCTAAGGGATACGTAGAGGGGCATCTTGGTGCCCCACAATCTGCACAAAGCGAGCCTGTACAAAAGCCTCAGCCTGAGACCGAAGCGCATACGCTTGTCAAGCAGGGCGGTACGGATGTACGCACACGGCAAGAGAAATTTGCTGACGGTGTACGGTCTGCCATGTCCTGGGGCAAGAGGCGTGACGCTAACATACAGCCTCTGGAAGAGGACGTCATTCCGCAGTTGCCGCAGACGCTGTCAAATCCTTTACAGCGTATACTTGCGCTTTCTGTTGACCAGTCCAAAGCTGCTTTGCAGGAAACGCAGAACATCATCGACGAAACGAACAGTGGTCCTGAACGGGTCATGGACTTGGCCACTGGTAAGATAACGGACAACATATCCATAGCACAGACCCCGGCTGACTTGGGGCTGTCAGGATCTACAAGCAATGCGCCTCCGGTTCCGCTAAATACGATGCCGACTGGCCAAGACCCCGCGACAGTTACCAGGAACATACAGGCATTCCAGAAGGCTAATGCGATGAGAGTGCCTGGAGCTACTGGCACGGGCACGAGTTCTGGCATATTTGCCAAGTTCCGCAAAGGAGCTGATGGCAATGTTCCGGACTTGACTTACGCTGATGAGGCGCGAAGCCGCGTTAACCGGCAGGTTGATATGCTGGAAGAGGTTACGAAGCGTTGGGCTATGGCACGGTCTGGTCGCGATTATGTCAAGGGCATGCATATGGGCGATATCCCGGCCGCGGCTTTGATACTGGCGATGAAGGAAGTACCGACGCCGTCTTATGTCACAGAAGCTCAGAAGTACTATCAGATAGCAGTTACGCAGTACGGGCATGATATCTCGGTGCTGAAAGAAGCAGCAAAGCAGGACGAAGCCCTGCGTGCAGCTATCAATACCAAAGTAGCATTTGCCAACGAACGTGCAAATGCATACAGTGCCGCCCGTGACCTTAACATACCTATGAGCGCCTACACCAATGGCGAACAGATTGTACTGTTTGAGCAGGACGGTGCCCGTAGCATCTCTGGTGCAGACAAGGACACAGCTGAACGAATGCAGAAACAGGTTGACCAGATTGCGAAAGGCATGGAAGAGTTTGACAAGCGCGTAGAGAAGGGTGAGGACGTTTCGAAGCTTACAGGCAGCGTAGTGCAGACCTGGAACAACGCTGTTATGTCTGGCTCTATCGACGCCAATACCGGCTACTCTCGCATTCTTGGATACCTCGGTCACGAAAATACCTGGACATCGGGAGACCGCATCTTAGCTGCTAAGCTGCGTGGACAGGGTTTGAACCCGCAATCCATTACGACAGCAATTGCTATTAATCACATTCCGTCCTTGAAACAGAAGTTTATGCGGATGGCGGAATTGAACAAACAAGCCGGGGCTTCCGGTGTTGGCAAGATTACTGGCGGCGCATTAAATACGATGTACAGCTCAGCGGATGCAGCTACGGTAGTGAACGCCATGAATGAAATTGAAGTCCAGCGGTTTAATGAAGCACATTATTTGGCGGCTGTCAGGCACGACAATGACCGTGCACTTAATACGTCCACAGATTCCCAGGATAGGACTACTGCCCTGTTCGATGGCAGTGTCAAAGATGAAGAGGCATACCAAGCCTGGCAGGACTACGGACTTGCTAATGATGGTAAAAACGACATCCTGGTTCAGGAAAGCCGTGGGCGCCTTAGAAGTGCCATGGCGAATTCTAAGCAGCTTAACCTGAGAATGGTAGGCAGTGTGCTGTTCGATGGCTTTGGTGAGTCCGCAGTAGAAGACCGCATGGAACTCTTGCAGAATGACAAAGCTATATCAAGGGCTGCCGGGGGCAACAAACTTTTGACAATGGCTTTGAATACAGCTGCCGAGGACTATCGTGATGCTAGCGGACTGCACGAAGCCAATACCCAGCGTAAAAATCTGCGTCGTATGTTTGCGGAGAATAAGGGCAAACCCATTGGCGAGCTTATCACTAAACTGCAAGAAGCCAAGATTATGGAGGGTGTTACAAAAGCGCAGTGGGAAACGGCTATGACGGCGGCTGAGCGTGTTTCGCCAAGAGCCAGCAAAGAGTATGCTGATGAAGTTCTACGGCGCATTGATGCTGCTACGTATTCTGCATCACTGCGTAGCCCAAGGGATTTCTTGGTGACGGAAACGTCGTTGCAGACTATGCAAAATGCAGCTCGTGACTACGGTACGTCTATCAGCGAAAAGGATATCCGTACGGCACCCAACGGCAAATTGTACGTGCGCATGAGTCCACAGAGAATGGCTCTGTACAGTGCCTTGGAACAGGTTACACCTGCTATCAACGCCCTGATTGCGGCTGGCAAGAAGCCCACAGCTGGTATGTTGAAGAACGCTTTGGCGGAAAACCCGCAACAGCTTGCCGCATATGAAACGCTGTGTGGCGCTGATATAGAAGCTACGATGGAAAAGTACGCCAACAACTTGTGGCAAAAACATGTAGGCCAAATGGAAGCGCAGGCCAGAATGCAACGCGTGCTGGCGGCACAGTCGCAGGCCTACACAGGAGGTGGAAATGGAAGATAACATGAATGATAATGAAACACCGATTGCAAACGCTTTGGGAGGTGAGGGCATTGCCCTCGCCACTCATGCAGATGCAGATGCGATTGGGGCGGGGTTGGACGACTGGGATAGTGCAGGCTTGGACGACCCGATGGGACCGGTTGAATGGAATACTCCGCTTACGCTTGAAGCCACGGATGCAATCGACAGCACCTTGGGTGACAGCGAAAGCCAGAACTGGCTAGTCCGCGGTACATTGAAAGTCACAGACGGTCTGACCGCGGCCGCAGTTGCGATTGCGGAGTCTCCGTATTCCCTGGTGGATACATTGGCACGTCCCTTCGGTTGGGACACTGGCTTGAAAGAAGCCGTGCGCAAAGACATCGCGGCTGGCGGTGGTGAGAAGATTGCGAACTTCTTTCGCAAGACCGAGGAAGAAAACCCGATTATGTACAACCTGACCCAGGGCATTGCAGAGGCCGGTCTCGCGTCCATTGGCACAAACCCGCTGGTTGGTAAGGCCGCTTCAAAGTTTGTCAAATGGCGCGCGGCAAAGGGTGCAAACTCTGTGAGCCCGTTCATTCATGGGATTGCAGATGCGGCCAAAGTCGAGCAGGGAACGTACGGAGCTAAGGGTGCTTACGAAGCCTTTGCTACGTCTGATGCTGCATTGGGGCTTGGGTACCGTGGAGGCTATGCTACTGTTCGCATCGCCGAAAACATTGCAAACGATGCCGTGATATTCGGACGCTGGGGCATGGAGCAAGACAAGGCGACCGGGGAATACCTAAAAAACTGGGGTGCAATCCCTGGTGCATTGGCCTTTTCTAGCGGCTTCGGAGGTATCGCTGGCCTGTGGCAAGCAGGTAGCACAATCTCCCGTGCAAGGGTTGCGATTTTCGAAAAGCGTTATCAGGACGCACGGGAAATCATCACGCAACATGGTGAGCAGGTTGCAAAGCTTGCAGGCAGAGCTGCAAAAGAAGATGGCGCATTGGCCAGGGACTTCTTGATGTACGAAATCATGAAGCCAGTAGAGGACGCCAGGGTGCGCGGCCAGGCTACAATCAACCTACGCGAAAGCGTCAATAAGGTATTGCAGGGTGGCATGGAAAATGTTGATGAGCAGTACCTGGAAAGGCTGATGCAAGTAGCCTATCATGATGCTGCTGACTTGGGTACTGCACAGTATCGTACGTTACGCGTTGCCAAAGCACAGGACATCGTAGACCCGAAGTTTGCCAATGACACGTTCGTATGGATTGACACGCGATCTGCTGATAAGGTAGCCGCGGCTCGCATGAACAAGAAGGAGGAGCTTATAGCGGAGTACCTGGGCAAACATCGTAAAATTAAGCGCGACTCTATGCCTCAAGCTGCCATAGACGAAATCATGCAACAACTTGATGAGGCTGTACCGGAGTACAAGGGCTTTAACTATGTCATTCGAAGCGCAAGTGATACGCTACCGCCTGATGATGCTTACATTAAGGTCATTCGCTTGAAGAATACTAAGACGCCGATGACTGTTAGCGCAGGCTTTGGGCGTGCGACCGCGGCCATGAAAGCCGAGCTTGAAAGCGCGGTAAAGGGTAGCCTGCTTGAAGGTGTCGAAAAGGACGTGCCTGAGCTGGTCGGTGGCTTGTCGGATTGGTCGATGGATTTACTGAGGAACTATGGGCGTACTGCTAACAGACCTATCAAGTCCACAGCAGTGTTCTCATCTGCCCGTCGCGAAACACTGGCAGACCCGACTGCAAGTAAAGCACTGAGCTTCGGCGAGCTGAACAACAACGTAGCACGGTCTGTCGCACACAACGTCGGCATCAAGCACGATGACATTCGTAAGCTGATGGCTACGTTGCGCAACGATAGCAAGGCTTCCGCAGAGTTCTATGCCGAGTTTGGTAGAATGTACGACAGTGCAGGAAACCTGGGCTGGGATATTCGTGGACTGACTCCGACCAAAGATGGCGTCGGCATGTTGCTAATGGATACAACATACAACAGGCTGAAAGCAGAGCAACTCGGATTTCAATTCGAGGACCTCTACGATGAAGCTGCTAAGGCGTTCCTGATGCCTGACGTGCATACGCTGTTTGGTGGTTATCTGCCGAGTCCCGCGCTCACAAGAAACCAGGACGTTGTTTCTGTTTTGCAACAGCTATTCAAAGTCGAAAGTGACATCACACAGCTTCGTGAAATCGGGAGGCTACACGGAGAGCCTATCTCCTCTGCGACGTCTGCGATACACTTCCGCAAACAGGCGATTACCGGCGACAAGATTTATCGTGTTGTCCGCAAATCGCAGTACGGCGACCAGATGGACCACGTGGCATTTCCGAACGAGGAAAGCGCGCGCAGGTTCTTGGAAGAACGTGCCAGGGCAGGCGACAATTCGTGGAGTCAGGATATCATCAAAGGTGGTCGTGACTTCGGGCAATCCCGTGGCGTAGAGATGGAAACCTATGACATGCTAGGGAATACCTCGGGCGAACATGCCCGTGGTTTCTGGCAGGGCAATCAGACCCGCGCTACGGAAAGCATCTTGGTGGATATCCTGCAACAGCAAACTGCTAGCGCAACGAACGCGGCACGTACCGCGGTTGCATCGTCCATGAACAATGCAATGCGTCAGCTAGCTGGGACGCTCAGCGAGGAGGCCTATCAAGAAATGCGGCAGTTCATTCGCGGCGTAATGCCGAAGAACCCGCAACTGCAAAAGCTTGATGATTTCGTGGAGTCCTGCTTCGAAAGAATGTTTGGATATGGCAGAGCTGACAAGGAGGCTTTGAAGGACGAAGACCTGTTACATGCAATTCCGAACAAGCAGGCATACAGCGCGGCGCAGGCTTTGCAAAAACACGGCACGCTCGTAAACTATGCTTTGTACGCCGCCGGGAATGTCAGCGGCACGATTAACAACGTGCTGTCGTATATTCCGCAGATGGCTACAACAGGTGCATGGATGCGGAAGTTCAGTTCCGAAAGCGTGGAGGAATACACGCGGCGCGTAGGTTTGGAGGGTTACGAGGAGCTGGCTAAGCAGGGACTGCAACCGAGATACACACTCGGCTTGCGGACTATGAAGAACCTGGGCAACAAGAAGTGGCGCAAGCTGGTGCATGAATTGGCCGAGGCTGAAAGCATCAAAACTGACCAGGCTGAGGATATTGCGAAATTCCTCGACCCGCTGCTCGATACATCTTGGTGGCACAAGCCTGTGAAAATCCTGTCAGCACCTATTGCATATTCCGAACGCATGTCCCGCTTCATGTCATTTGCTACGTGGTTCACGTATGCACAAGATGCCTTGAAGATGGAAACCAAGTTCGCTAGCAAGTGGGCGGCAAGAATGACGGAAGAGTCCATGGCGGCGTATTCCCCGTTCGTGCGCTTGGGTGCTACGAACCACGCTGTTGCTCAGGCTGCTATGATGTTCAAAGGCACGGTGACGAACATGCTGATGAAAAACTTGGACATGATAATTGACAAGCAGTACACCAGAGTTGCTACTGCGAACCTCATTAACATGTACTTGTTCGGCGCAAAAACCGCACCGTTGGTATCGGATTACCAGGCTACACACTGGCTTGAAGATACGACCGCGGCCAATGCACAGTATGAGCTTGGTGCGTGGAGCGCGTTGCCTTGGTTCATGGCTCCGGCAATCGGCCGCAAGATGGAACTCAGTGCACGTGAATTGTTGACTGGTGTTCAGGGCTCTGCTGGGGTAAGCTTCCTTCGGGACGCTGGCGATACCGCAGCTGGCATAGTGTCTACACTTGCGCAAGGTAAAGGCGTGCAGTACGGTTTAGAAGAAGCAGCATCCAAGACACCTGTCACCGCGTTCCGTAACATCATGGCCGCGACACTTGGATACTCGGTATCCCGTGACCACAAGATGATTAAAGAAGCAGATGACTTCGGCGACATCATGGCGTTAGCACTGGGCTTGCAAACCAAGAGAGATGCGTTGTTACGCAACATCAATGTGGTACAGCGACTCAACGAAACGCGGAAAAACGATGCGCGGAAAAAGATGCGTCAGATAGTGCAAGCCGCAGTACGCGGCGGAGCTACCGACAAAATCAGTGAGGAACTTCTGCGAGCTTTCGGTGGCGACCCTGATGCCATGCTGGTCGGCATGATTGGCTTGATACAAGGCGCAAATAGTGACATGGGCGATAGACTGCTAGCAGCACTAATCAGTGGAGACCCAACAAAGATGGCAGACCTGCAACGCGCGGTCCTGATTAACGGGCTCGCCTTTGATAAAGAGGCAAATTAAATACAAAAATAGGGCGAGGAACCATTACGGCTCCCCGCCCTTTTCATTGTGCCTTAGGCACGTTAACGAAGCTCTGCGTACTGCATTTGCATAGCTTCCAGGATTGCGTTCCAGCAATTTACCTTTGAGGTATGCCCTAACGTCCTGTCATTGTACAGGAGCAGGTCATACGGCAACGCTTCGCGGTCAAGGGGTTTGTCGTTAACGCCTTGTACCCCGAAGATGTACCCGCCACGGGAATGTATCCAGGCAAACTCATTTGCCTGCCGCACGTCGTCAATAACGAGAATACTCGGCGTATCGTCGCGCAGGCGAATTTCCATAGCCTGCACCCAAAAGGCATTGTTGATGGTGCGCATCTTCTGACCATAAACAATCATGGCCTCACGAAGCGTAGTGGCTTCGCCAGCGAACAGCGTTGCGACATCTTCGTTGTATGTTTCCCGCTGTTCCCGCATGTCCTTGCCTTGCAGGCATTGTTGCGAGATGTTCAGTATCGCGGCAAGACCGGTTTTCAGGGGCGCGGCAAAGCTGTCAACCCGCGTATAAAATCCCTGCAGGGAAAACCCCATGGCTGTGTACTGCGCCAGGGTACTTTTGCCGGCACCTTCTTTGCCACAAAAACCAATAATGATAGGCGTCTTATCTTTCATATCATTGCTCCGTTTGTTCATGTTGATAGGCAACGTCCATGCACATTGTAACCAGCTCTTCGCGAATTGTGTCCTTTGCCAAGAACCGCAATAGCCTTGCCAGACTTGCGATGTCATTGTTTGCACGGAACCGTGTGATTGCATTGTGTGCCGTGTCTTTATCGATACCCAGCATCATAGATACCGAGCGCATTTCTAACGTATGTGCGTACGTTGTTACGATAGCAAGTTCCATAGGCGAGCCAAATTGCATATCGTAAAAGGGCAGGCGCAGTGATTTACCCCCATATCGTATCTTTGCCAAGCGTTCTAAACAGGGACGCAAGCTACGCAACTGCGACTTTATCGCGTTGTCGTTTTTATTTACTTCCTTTGACATCACAAAGTGCCTCCCATTTAAGGTTGTTCCGAAGTATGCCCTGCACTGTCGCCGGGCTGTCCTGCGTCGCGCTGAACGTCACAGGGTTGTACATCATGCAAAAGCTCAGGCAGGGGTTCTGTCGCGCCGTCATGGGCGTCCCGATTGTACTTGATGTACACCCTGCTATGCTCAGGAATGACAGCATCGCCGCTATCCAGAACCCTGTTGATGGCGTTCTGAGCAGTATCAAGAGCACGTGTATATTCATCATTTACCTCCTTCCAGGCTTTCAATGTCTTTTGGTATTCCTCGAAGCGTCTAGCTTCTCGTCGCGACGCCAGCACCTGCATTAGCAAGATGCTCAGCGCCGATATCAACACTGCCAAAGTCAATCCCATCGAGTGTTCCTCCATTCTTTTTGCGCCAATTCGGATTATACGCTACCATATAATCATTGACATTGTTGTTCCATTCCTCAACGATTTTCTTCTGCACCAGCATGTCCGTGAGGAAAATCTCAAAGTCCTTCGTGTACAAGAATGATGCACACCGTGCGCGGTATATGGACTTGCGCATGACTTCCTCGCGTCGCAGAAGGTCGAGGCACTTCTGGCGTCCCGCGGAAATCTTGCTATTACCGAACTCTCCGAGCGCATCGGAGAGCCGTGCCTCAGCCATGCTCAGAAGCTCATTGGCGTCCAGCATATCTTCCTTGGAAACGAGGATACGGTTTTCGTACAGAGCCAAGCAAGCCGCGACGCGGTGCAGATGCGTCTGCCGAAGCTCCCCGTAAGCGTACAGCCGTGAGTCATCTTCGAAAGTATTGGCCGTGTCGTAAAGCTCTTCGCCAACGACCTGCGCCGCACCCGCAATGCGCACCGAAGCGTTGATGTCCTGCAAGGCTAACAGCCTCGGCGCAATACTGCGGTATGCACTGGCTACCATCTCGCCAGGGTACGGACATCTGCGACGCGGCTTCTCCTCGAACACCACGATGAAGTGCGACAGTGCGTTCAATCCGACGTAGGTATCCGGGAACGTATCCATCAATCCAACCTGCGTCATATTCGTGAAGATATTGAGGTACGGATTATCAACGCGCAGGAGACCTTTCGGAGAAGACAGACTGTACTTGCGCCCCTCCCACATGGCTTGCAAAAGCCCGTAGAAATCGGACTGTGCGCCAGAGCAGAAAGACACAAAGTCATTGCTTACATAGGCCTTTGCTTGCACAGCCGGGGCGCGGTCAGCATTGCCTGAAACCTGCACTGCACCACCATCACCAAAGAAAGCCGCGCAATCCTTTGCGTCCTTGCGCTTGCCATTGCCCAGCGTTTCGCTGACATCGGCCAAGTCATCATCGGTAATGGCGTCTACGTTGCCACTCTTGCGCATCATAGCAACCAAGAGTCCTGAGGTCTTGCGAAGCCCCAGGTTATCGGGCAGGTAGTTTTCATAGCCTATGTCGTCGAGAAACGTGCGAGCCATACGCAGAGCCTGTGATGCACGCACAGAGGGATTGCCACAGAGAATGACAAACAGGTTAAGCGGAATGGTATCCGAGCCGATAACCAGGCGGGTCTTGCCCGCGGCTATCGTGGACACGCATTGCAACAATGCCCAATACGAGAAGCTCAGCGGACACTCGTAGCGTTCGCAAAAAGCCTCTGCGTCTTTAAACAGTGAATTGTGAAACATGAAATTCTCCTCAGAAAAGAAATGCGAGAAGCCCTTGCGAGCCTCCCGCATCCTGTCATAGTGTGTTACGCACTGCGAGCATCAGGGGTCGGTAGCAGAGCCAACGACCAAATCCAGCAGTTTCGCAATGCGCAATTTCTGGTCGACGGACAGCTTGGACAACAGCGGTTCAACCGGCGTAAAGTCTTCACCCGCGATTACGTTTTTGCCGTCGGCAGTAACCTCGACACCGATAGCGTTCTTGGCTTTCACCAAACGCTGAGCCACAGTATCGCCAGCCGCAAAGACGTTTTCGACTCCGTCAACAACAGAGCTGATATTAGATTCCCAGTACTGAGCCATCTTGATATCTCCTTATCATGGTAATGTTTGCAGACAGTTTACCAGACAAGCTATAATATAGCATAAAAGTCTGGTACTGTCAAGCATTATTTTTCATTGATACGTTTCAGCCAATTTCGCTTGTATCCAGCGAAACAGCTGCTTTTGGATAGTGCCGATTTTCTCGTGCATCTGCAATGCTTCAAGCAAAGTAAGATGCTTGCGGTCAATCGTGTAAAAGTCCTCAGTGTTGTCAATGATGAGAACAGCCTCCGTTCCGTCTTGACGTTGGCTTATGCACTTGATGTGTATCGCAGTGCTTACGATTGGTTCAGGTTCACATATCATTTCTTGTCCTCCTCCTTGGGCGCGGTCAGTCGCAGGCTTGTTTCGACATCATCGAGGACATTGTCTAGCCTGAGCAGGTCCTCTTTCGTGAGGTCCAGTTTGTCGGTGCGTCCCTGCATTTGCTCGTTAGCATAAAATTTGTAGAAGGATTGCAGACGGCCATCTATCCAACGTCTGTATGCGATTTCTATTTCCCATTCCGTTTCCATATCATACCTCCGAAGGTTTAAAGGTTTCTGTTTCAGTGGCGACCGAGAATGTACGGGTTGTGCCGTAGATATCCGTCACCGTGATTGGCTCTTCCATGAGCGCAGCTATCTCACGAACCTCGTCCTCGTTTCGTGCGAAGCCGTCCATAGCATCGTGAACCTGTGCAAAGATATACGACGACGGGTCAAGCTTGCGACGGAAGAACTTCCGCAAGAACGCGTTGCTGTTGGACGATGTCCCTGCTTGCCCGTACTGCGCGACACTGCCACTGTGGACTGAGAACCAGTTAGCAGGTGAGAGTATTTGCCGCGTCCAGTTGCCCACGGTAATGGTGCGTTCCGGGTTCTGCAAGAGCTGCATATATACGTCCTTGTGCCACTTGGTAAGGCCTTCGTACTGTGCATAGAACAGGTCTTGTAAATGCGAAGCGAACCGCGTTTTCTCGGACAAGGAAGACTTGTCGACGTTAGCGTGCAAGGCATCAATAGCGGCACAGATGTTCGGGTCTCCCATATGCGTGTACATGGTATAGCCGCCCATCAGGTATTTACAGCCATGGCCAATGGATTTCGTGAGCTTACGCAACAACGGAGCTTCGGACTCCTTGTCTTTCTTGTGTTCCATCAGGTAGTCATACGGACGCTGGAAGATAAGCGACGCATGTTTCATGTGCAAGTCCAGGTCAGTACGCACCACGTTTTCCATCATCGTCGGGACGCCGGAATAGAACGCCACGAAATAGTCATCGCTGTGCGAATAGTCAATGGAGTAGCGGAGATGCCCAGCGGGAACCTTGATGCAATCCCACAAGCCAGGAGGCAGGTTCAAGTGATATGCGCCCCAGCCCAAGTTGGACTTGCCACCTCCGTATCGACATGTTACCGTCGTGCAGATTGACGGGTGATACAACAGCACTCCGATGTTCGGGTCGCTGACTGAGTCAACAAGCAATGTGGTACTCAGCAGGTAATTGCTGATTACTTTCTGCAACCAGCGATACCGCAACAACATTTCCAACGGTTCCCGCGCGCCGGGATTTTGGTCAATCAGGAAATGCACTGCGGTCTTGTCCGTTGGATACCGTGCCAAGTCTTCCGGTATCGGACTGGGTTTCGCCGCGGCTTCTTTCAGCTCATCAAAGCTTGCGAACAGGCTATCGCCAAGAAGTTCAAAAGCATCAGATGCAACGGGAGATGTCGCTATGGCAGGCGTTCCGAAAACTTTACGCATACCGAGCAGCTTCTGCACCGCGGCGCTAGCCTGTTTCTGTGACCGCGGCTTCTTCGCAGGTTTCAAGCGAATGCCCGTCGGCAACGGAAGACCGAGTGTGACGTACAAGAAGTTCTGAACCTCGGATGTTGAGCCAGGGTTAAACAGTTCGTCCTTTGCATACGTGCGAAGCTGCGACAGGATTTCATCGCGTTCCGTACATACGCTCTTAACGAATGCCTGGAACTTGGTCTTGTCAATCGGCATACCTGCAAGTCCCATGAAAATACCGACACGGTACTGCAAGAAGTGCACCAGACAATAATTGCGTACTGCCCACGGCGTAACATGGAAGAGCTTCAACAGTTCCAAGCAAATACGCGCCGTGTAGTAGGTATCCTTCGCACAGTATTTGTAATACACGATGCGACCTTCCGGTGTCGGCGGGACGCCGTGGTCTTTCGTTTCCGTTTCAAGCTGCGTTTCGGACTTGCCCTCATTGCCCTTGTTTTCGACGCCCTTGATTTCCCCTTTCCAGAAAACGTAATCGGGAAGCAAAGTTGAGGAAACGTAAGCCAAAGACTTCAACGCGTCACAACGGATACTGTGATGCATCAGCATGGTATCGTACAGCATGTTGGCAACGGGAATGCGGAAGCGCAAAAGCACTGTGCAATCATACGCTCCGTTGTGTGCAATCTTCGGCGCAGGGTGTGAGCAGATGTAGCGCATCGCTGTGTGATGCCAACAGTATGAATGAATGCCCATCGCAATCGTATAGGATTTGAACCGCGGAGCCTCCACTGTGCCAAGCACCAGCGTGAAGCCAAAGGCAGAGATGAACGTAGGAAAGCCCGCGGTTTCAATATCGAACGAGATAGCAAGAATGTCGCTTCGCGAGTCGATGAATGCCTTGACACTGTCCCATTCCTGCGGTTCACGGATAAGCGTGTAGTCCAGCGTATCGTCGGTGTGCATAGCGTAGCCCTCGAAGTCACCGCGGTTGAAACGATAGGCCTTATAGATATCCGACGCTGTAGCATAGAACATCTTAACCACCATCTTTTCCTGTGCATCGTCCTTCGGCGATGAGATGAGCAGGCACCGCATACCACCGATGCCGACGCCGATGATGTAGACAAGCCCATCGGCACGATAGACCGAGCCACGGTAGTTCTGCATAGAGCCGCTACCGATAAAGCGTCGCGCAACTGTGGAAGAGTACACGAGAACGGCAGAGCCGGGAGGCACAGCACGAACGTCGGTCACAGGTATGATAGTGATGAAGTCCTTAGTCAGTGCTTTGAAGTACATGCTCTGCAAGACATTCATCAGACCGCGCATCAGCTGCGGCCGTGACATCTCGTGCACATCGTACAAAGCGTATACTGCACGGGTATTTCGTGGCGCAGGTACGTAAGATATTTCAGTTGACATAAAGCAGTTCCTTTCAGGAATAGTATTCCGGGAAGACCAACACGGACGAGGTGCAAGATTGCACTGCATCACGCAGGCGTTTCAAAACCTCGTCCTGTTTGGTAGCATCTTCCCAGGTGCGAGCCGCGAGTTCTGATGGACGGAAAAGCCCGGTCGCGGCTATCAGAAGTTCAGTGGATATGTACGCGGTTTCATCATTGATAGCTTCATGGACTTGCGCCGTAGTAGCAGTACGACGAAACGCAAGCTTGTCCGTGCGATACCATAACGAGGCAAGCACGGCACGCTCTGCATAGAATGCCAAAGGGTCGCCGTCGACATCAGGGTCATAGGAGGCGACTAGGAAAGCGTACAGGGCTGGGTGCATCTTCCGCCTGCGGCAAGGTGCACTTACATGGATATTGCGTAGAGTCATTCTCCGTCACTCCTTCCGTACATGGGCACGGGTATCGTTCTGGCTTCTTCCCAAAAACCCTTAGCTTTGCGTGTGTAGTTCATCTTTATCTTGCAGTAGCAAGCATCAATGAAATCTTTCCAATCCTCTTCGGTACGTATCACACTTTCCTGTAATGCGCCGCGCAGGGTGCACAAGCCAATCATACACTTGTAGTCATACAGAAGCTGCAAGGAAACGATGGCAATGTCAACAAGACCGCTATACGTACAGCCTGAAAAGTACATCTCGTCGCATTCCTCAGCAAGCTTCAACAACTGCGTGTCAATATCTGCGCCTGGGAAAACCTCATCTACCATAGTAGACGCGGCACGGGCAATCTCACACAGTCCCTCAGCGATGGCATCATCGGGGGCTAACGTGGAAATGAGTTCCTCTGCTGTCAAGGCAGCAGCACCGGTATTGATAGCGACATCTACGCCTAGGGCTGAAACATTGAAAACTTCTTTTGTACCTTCGTTCATAGTTGGTTCTCCTTTCTTAGGGAGAGATGCTCCCGCATCTCTCAGATAGGCTGGTGAAACGGAGGCGCTGACGCGCCTCCTCTTTGTTTTGTCTGGCAAAGGGATAGAGTATGAAGCCAGCGCCGAGAAAATCGGCTTCGCCGATATCACTTTTCTTTTGGGTGCGGCTTCGCCTTGCCGCGCTTCGCGCGTCTTTGAGATTGTTCGGGCTTCGCCCTCACATCTTTTTTCTTTTTGTTGGCAACATGCCGCGCGTCATATATAGGCTTCTTCTCCGACGCGGGCGTATCAGGGCAGCCTTGTTTCCTGGGCATGCCATAGATGTTGCGCACTTCGATAGCTTTCGCCAGGCGAGCTGCAATGTCAAAGCGATAGCCAGTCAGCGTGTCGATGATGGTGCTGTTGTTGTTGATGCAATGCTGTATCATGCGCCGCGCCAAATCAGCATCGAAAGAAGCCTCGGACGTGTGGAAGTGGCAGTTGAACATGTCTTGCAGCATACACTCGTGGAGGCCTGTCGCAAGGAACATGATTTGTAACAGCGCATTGCGAGCGCGCAGGGCTGAGCGCAGATGGCAGGCTTCAATGCAGAAGTCATCTTTCATCTTTTTCAGCTTAGCGCACTCGCTCATCAGATTTGTGTAGTCCGTACGCTGACGCGTAGCATATTCATAAGCCTTGTCACGTTCATTCTGGTAGCGAGCAGCTTGCTCTGCATAATGCTTACCCTTTTCACAGGCGTCTTCGAGCTGAGAGCGCAGGCTGTTGCGCATGCTTTCGTTTTCCTTGCGGAGCTCTCGGAGTTCAGCGTCACGCGCTTCCAGGGTATTCACGACTTTGCGATATACACTTTCCGCAGTGTCGCTATCACGTTGCAAAGCCGCCGCTTGCTCAAAATACTTCTGGGCAAGCCTGTGTTCATTTTCGTAAGCTGCCCTAAGGCAGATGTTAGTGTGTTTCAAATCGTCGCGTTCTTCCACGACTTTGTCGAATTTGCAACGTTCTACGCAATTTACACAAGGCATTGTATGTCCTCCTGTTCAAAAGTTTCTTCGGTGGTTTGTGAGAACGTGGAGTTATTGTCATCACGTGACATAGCTCTTTCTTTGATGCGCTGTACAAGTATACTATTCTCTTCTTTGTATCGCTTGACCAGCTCTTTGTATTTGTTCGCAAGCTCTATGGCATTGTCTGTTTGATACTGTGCCTTTGCAAACATCTTCTCATACATGTCAACCTGCTCGGAATACCGTCGGCGTTCTACCATTTCATCTTCTAAGGCACTTCTGGTGCGCGTATATGCACGTTCAAAAGAGTCCCTTTCTTTGGTCAGGTCCTCGTTGAGGTTCTGTAAATTCGTTGCTTGCTTTTGCAGTTCGAGATACTTGTTCATAAGTTCATCGTACTGCTCTTTGTCTACTACTGCATTGCAATACATAGTATTCTCCTTTATTTAAAGTTCAACAGAAATTCCAGCCCCGAAACATAGCGGGGCATACGCAAAGCTGCGGTCACGGTATCACCTGACGGGCAAGCGAAAACACGAAACACGATAGTGCGGCCTATGATATCCTGAGCACGTTCCATAATCTTTGCGCGCAGGGCATTGTCACAGGACGCCGTGACGTTCACGATAGCTGCATCTTTGCCCTCGCCGACCTGCACTTCAATGATGCCTGCCAAGTCTTTGGCAATATGGTCTTGTCCGACTTGCGGGTGCACGGCACGAATGACGCCTGTGAGTTCCTCGCTGACCTTGTATTTGAAGGAGCCATCGAGCCTGCGACCGCAAACATATAAAGACGAGCGGGGCTTCAACACATAGCCTTCAAGCGGCAAGCCCCAAGCTTCACAATATCCCGTGGCATGTCCAAGGGATTCCTTTGCCGAGTGGTGTTGCCAATGAGGCAATACCTGCACGATGTTGTTCATTGAGAAGACCCAGGCGTCCAGCGAGGCGAGCTGGTCAAGTGTATGCAAGCGGCTTTCAAGTACACCGTCACACAGCTCAGTAGAAAACGGCTGCGGTATGATGTAGTCAAAGGCATAAAAGCGCAGCTGCTCCGGGTCGATGGCGATTGTCTTGCTGTGCAAGATACCCGTGGTCGCGGCGCAGTCGTTCTTGTATACCAGCTCACCGTCCACGATACCACCGCCAGTATAGTCTGGCAGGACTTCATCAAGAATGCGATAGAGCCGCGGCGAAATCTTTTGGCTACTGCGCGTCCATATGCGCAGGCGATTGAGCGTGGACTGTTCTGCACTGCCCTCTTCGGGACGCATAAAGCACAGCCTCACGCCATCAATCTTGGGTTGCGCAATCATGCCTTGAAGCTTGTCCAGCATCTCGGTCGTGACCGGCGTATTGCGTATCAGCATAGGTGAGAAATTCATAACATGACTCCCGTATGAAACAACGTGGTGTTAGGCGGAATGAGGAACGGCACTGCCAAGGCATCGTCACGATGTGCCTCGACATATTCGTGCACTTCATTGATGGCTTCACAGCGACGCATGAACAGGTCGTCAGGCACGTCTTCTTCCAGACCGCCGATGTGACCGTTAGCATCTTGCAAAGCACTGGCAAACATGTCGTCCATGTCCTCTTCGGGTATCAGAAAATACAGGTCGTCTTCGGGAATATGCAACCAATGCAATAAAATGTTCATGGCATAAACTCCGTTGTAAAAGGGAAAAGAAAGGCGGGAAGCAATAAGTCTCCCGCCCGGAAAGCGTCTACGACGCACCTCATTTATTCAGCATGCGCAAGGACTGCGTCTGAATTTTCGTGTAACCGTTTTTGTCTTCGGTCACTTTCGCGTTGAACTCCTTGCCGACAACTTCCGCCGCGATGGCTTCCGTGTCGCCCCAATCAGAAACGCTGATACCAGCCGACTGCAACAGTCCTTTGTTGTAGCCCAGGATAGCCGCGTCTTCTTCGCCCTTGCCCGTTGACACGGACATACGGGTCTTCAAACCCTGGCAGGACGTAGACGGAATGTTCGGGTCCAGGCTTTCGACGACGACGCAGGTGTATTCCATGCGAATGAAATGGTACTGCTGACCGTTCTTGTCCAGACCGTCACAGGAATAGACCTGGCATTCCTGCACGACCATGTGATATACACCCGGCGTCAAGCCCAAGGCACGCGCCTGGATTTCGTCGTTCGATTTCAGCTGAATTTTTGTGGTTTCCATAGACATATTTGTACTCCTAGATGTTAGCGATAGTGGCAGGGCTTCGCCCATATTTGCACCTTATCGCAGGTTAACGTTAACGTTTCTGTTTGCAGTCAAAGACACAGAAGAGCTTGCGCCAGACTGCGTGGCGGCTACGATGCTCTTCATTTCATCGCCGTTTGCGAAGATAAATGCTTCGCTCGGACGAAATACCTCAGGACTCTTAATCCCTATGTCAGATAGTAACATAGTGGCAGGGTATTTGTCAAGAGGTTTTTTATCTTGGGGCAGCAAGCCGCCGCCCTTCGTCATATCAAGTACTCCGTCTTTGCAACGGGCTACAAGATTGAACGCCGCGGCAAGCTTCTGCCCGTGCGCTCTCGTAACCGAGATGGGATTGTTGTTTGTGAGTTCCGAATACTCGTGTCCGATGATGAGCTTAATCGGGACGCGGAAGCTATGCAACAGCATCAGCCCGCCATCGGCGTCATTGGTATACGTACCCCACATGGGTTGAGAAGTTTCCGCTACCTGAGCATTCATGTCCAGGTAGGTCTTGAACTTCCCTGCGACGATTTGCTGGCACAATACCGTCCAGCTATCGAAGATTAGGACATCATGCGGTGCAGCTTTGGACAGGTCAACACGAACGTACTCGTGTTCAGGGTCAAGCGTCGCCGGAGCGATACGCTTTTCCGTGATGTCCCAGACAAAAGGCTTGCGACCAGCGTCGCGAAGCGCAGTCAAGAACGTGACTGCCGGGGCGCGGTTAGCTTCCCCTTGCCAGTACAGCGGAATGACGTTGATGTTGCCAACGTTCTTCCACCGCGTCGCAGGATACAGGTTGTTTTCCAAGTCCAGCACGGTGACGGCAAAGTTGCCGTCGCATAGCTGTGTACAATATGTGGTCTTGCCTGTCTTGGGCGCACCATAGAACAGAGCAAAGACCTCATTAGCTCGTGAAGGTATTTTCATTTAGGCGAAGCCTCCTCATAGGGTTAAGGTGCCACGGATATCGTAGTCGGTCTTGCCCGTGTCCAGATAGGCGTAGCGATAGGAGCAGTCAGCGCGTTCAGCGTTCTCGATTGCGGCTTTCATGTGTGCTCCGTCGCACTCATTAGCGAAGAAGCAAGGACGGTTGAAAGCTACACAAGCATCATGTTGTTGCGGGAAGTACCGCGCTCGCATCATGCGTTCCAAACAGCCGATGTAAAAGCGCAGGTACGCCGTAGCCTCAGCGATGCTTTCCGCCGTGACGCGCTTGCGTTCCACTTGGATTTCGCCCAGGCCATCGTCAAGCTTGATGATGATATACTGGTACGAGATATCCGTAGCGGGAATGCCCAGGGCTTGGGACAATACGATAGCGTAGATGCATGCTTGCATACTGTGAGCGTATTGCAGGGACGCCAACGAGATGTCCTTTACCGTGGTCTTGTAGTCCGTGATGACAGGCGCGCCATACGGGTCTACGAAGACACTGTCAATGGAGCCGCTATATGCAATGTCGGAAGCGACGGAGTCCGCGCCAAAGGCATGCGTAAAGCTTAACAGGAAGTCCAGCTCCGATGCCTTGCGTCCGTTGACTTCGGCAAGCTTAAAGCCATTGGCGTCAAGGACGTCAAGAGCATTGTCTATGGCAACAGCACAAGACAGCAGGCTACGAGTGCGACGGTCCGCGGGCTTGGCTTCTTGCCACATGCCATACGGATAGCGACGCAGAAGCGCAAGCATAGCTGCGCGGTGTGCTTCGGGCGACGCACTAGCTCCGGTCTCGGTGCCAGCTTGCATCGCCTGATGGACCGCGGTTCCTACCTCGGTAGCCAGTGAAGCACTGCGCGCAGGATATGCGTTGTTCAGAATGAAGCGGCGCGGGCAACCGATGAGGCTATGCAATGTAGAAGAAGACAGGATAATCATAACACGGGTCTCCTTTACAGTACAAAGCAGTCGCTCATGTCCTTGCCGTCGGAACTGCGCAGGTCATCAAGGCTAATGTCCAAGGCAAGCGCAACGGCTTTCTTCTTATTGCGAATGCCGCTTTGCTTCTCGCCAGACATGACGCGTTGAATGTACACGCGCTTCTGATTTTCCAGTGCCGTGACAGCCACGTCCAGACACTCGTCGATGAAGATGTCAGGCGGATACGGCAGGTCTTGCACCACTGCCATAATCTCTGCAAGCGACGCCGCGGAAAGCTCCACGTCAGCGAAGTCTTCCTGCGACGCCATCTCGCGGAGTTCGTCCAACAAGCCCGTAGCATAGGCAGGCAAAGGGGGAGCTTCGCTCCCGGAAGTGGGAACCTGCGCCGCAGGCGTAAAGGGGGCTTGCGCAGGGGCTTGCGGCGTTGGCTTGCTTGCGCTCGATGGCTTCTTGCCCGTGGCAAGGAAAGCTTTGAGTTCTTCCGGTGTCATACTTCATCGTCCTCCTCTGCCGTGTAGACTTCGGACAGGTCAGCGATGGGTGCGAACAGCTGGACGCACGACGTGATGTCATCGGCTACGCAACGGGCATTGGAAGAGTCTTCGTCTTCGCAAGCCAACGGGACGTAGTAGATGTACTGCCTGTCGTCCGCGGTCGGCTTCGGACCCTCCACGATACCGAAGTACAATGCGGGCTGACGGTTCACTGTGATAAGCGTGACGCCATACGCGAACGTGGTCAGGTCGTACAAGACCGGCATCGTCGCAATGGTGTGCGGGATATACACGTTCAAGATTTCCTGACGCGCAACAGGCACGCCGCCCTTTAAGGCTTCGATGCCAATGGACTGCTTGCCAATGTGCGGCGTGACGCGGATATGCGTAGCCGTCGAGGCGTATGAGCGCAGGATATCTGCGCGTTGGGTAACGCTCAAAAGGTCAATCGCAGGTAACTTTACATTCATGTTATTCTCCTTCCTCAAATATGTTATCAAGGTCATCGTCAGTCAAGACGATGTTACGGTGACGCTGTTGCGATGGCGTAGCCAGCAAGGGCTTGCGCACTGTAACAGCGTCGGCAAGGTCATCAACGTATGCCATTGGCACAGCAACTTGCGCCGGTGCCGTAGGCACATACCGCATAGCCGATGCACGGCTTTCTCCAATCTGGGTGCGGTATGTCGTGAACGACCAATAGGGTTCTTCAAGTGCAAGCAAGATGCACGGGGCATGCGATGCCGGCACGTCCTCGTTGCGCTCGTAGTCTTTCCAAAGCTTGTCGCGGGCGGCGTTATACATTTCTACACGCCCTGAGTCCGCGGCAGCATTCGCTAGCATGCGCGTCTTGGCTACCATGATAGCCTGAAAGAACTGCCGCGGTGATGCCAAAGAAAAAGGTATGCACCAATGTGCAAGAGTATACAGCGGCGTCAAGCACGCCGCCATCATGTATGCCTTAGGCAAAGGTATATTGTGCAATAACGCCTTGAAGAGCGGCACCTCTGATGCTCCTGCGGCTCGCAACACGTCAACGCTTGCAATGAAATCTTTCTTGCGTTGCGTGTTTCCATGCGTGAACAGCAGAGCGCGGACGCGTACAGAATTATTCGCAAGGTCGCGAAGTATTCCGCTATCGCATTTTCGTACTCCGGACTGCACGGAACTAGCGTTATCGCACGAAGCATCGGAAGCTTGCGCCGAGAAGACGTTGCCCTGTGGGCTTGCTTTCTCTGTGTCATTGCTTGCCATCTCCCCTCCTGGGGCTACGCCCTTGTTCTTTCGCAGCACGGGCTTTCTTGCATTGCCCGATGAAGATGCGGGCATCGGCAAGCATATTGCGAATGCCCAGCAACGTAGCCGCAAGCTCGACCTCGAACTGCGATGCGCTGTCGGGGTCTTTCGCTATCTTGCGCGCCCACTTCAAAGACTTGTCGAGCTCTTTGATGCACGAGGGTATTTCAATCTTAGTTTCCATAGCAGAGTTCCTCCTGGGGCTATGCCCCGTTGTGGCGCATTGCGCCTGTGTTACGCGACTTCATCGCTTTCGTCATGCGGCAGCCAATGCGGCTGTTCCGCGTCCCGGTTCAGCATCACCACGCGAATGTACGCACGGATTTTCTCAGCGGTACTGCGTCCCAAGATACGCGGGCTGTCAATGCATTGCTGAATGCTAGTGTTCAGCGATGCGCGGTCAGCCAGGGATTGCGTAGGAGCCGCGTCGCCAGCTACGATGTTAATCTTGCGCTTGGAAATCGTCGTGGACGTGAACAACAACGCACTTTCTTTGGCACGGGTCAGCGCCGTGTATAGCCACTCACGGGAATGATGCACGCTCTGGTCTTTGTGTACCACGATGATAGCCTTGCGGCATTCACTACCCTGCATCTTGTGGCAGGTGCAAACGAACGAGGGAATGAGGTTGCCGATGTGCTTAGCTTTGTGGAGCTCAACACGTGTGCTGTCATTGAACAAGACCGTCACGATATGAGAAGCTTCACGTCCAGCATCGTCCTCGTCCAGATTGTCCTTGCCCGTGACGCCGATAGCGTCTTCCTCGACGCGCTGTTTGATGTCGTCCATGTCTTCAAGCAACGGTGCGTCGAGGTCGTCATCAGACAGGACGCGGGAAGATGCCATGCACTCGAACTCGAAGTCAGCATCGCGCAGAGGATTGGGTTCAATTTTCTCGACCACACCCTGCAAGCCATTGAAGATGCCAAGCTCGTAGTCGTTCTCGGTGTACATGACTTTTGTTCCGATAGCGAAGACGCGGAACCGGCGAGCGTAAAAGACTTTCATCATTTCGCTACGCACCAGATGCGGAAGCAACGCGGCGTTGAGTTCCTCTTGTCCTAGCGGACCGCCATTGCCTGCCGTGATAATCTGGTCTTGCATCGGGTCGAACTGGTCATTCTGGAACAGCGCTACGATGTGACGCACGATAGCATAGTGGGCGTCCATGGGGTCGTTAGGAACCTTGCGGATTACCAAGCCACGCGTCGTGGAGATAGGCTCACCACGCAAGACGAGATGAGAAGCATGCAAGACAGGCGACGCGTCAGCTTGCCGATGAACCTTTTCTAACGCTGCATACGGGAACGTGATGAGCGCATGGGCAAGGATAGGCTGACCACCAACAGGCGGAAGCTGGTTGATGTCACCGATGAAGCACACGGCACAGTCATCAGGCAGGGCTTCGCGCAGGGTATTCCACAGGGACACCGAACACATCGTGCTTTCATCAATGAATACACGCTTGCATTGCAGTTTATTGGCGGCAGTGTAGCGCGGGACATACAGCCTGCGTCCATCTTCCTGCTGTTCAGGCACGACGGCAAGCGCGGAATGGATTGTCATGCACGACGTAGCGTATTCTTTCGGCAAGACCAGGCGCATCTGCGAAACAGCCTTGCCCGTCAGGGACAGGAACAGGGTATCGGTGACGCGCCCTACACGCAGATGTTCCCAATGGAACTGCGGAGGGTTCTTGCGAATGAACGCACGCAAGACCGTGGTCTTACCTGTACCGGCGGCACCGGTTAAGGCGACAAGTTTATGTGAAGATATGACGCGCAGGGCTTCCTCTTGGCTAGCGTCCAGCTCAATGCTGTCCAAGTCCTTGGCTTGAATGATGTTGCTAGCATCGAAGTTGCCCTCGGCATGCGCCGACAGCGCGGCTTTATCGGAACGCTTCACGTCTTTCTGGACGCTGGCAAGTCCGTAGTTCGTGACAATCTTGCGCGTGGCAAGGCTTTCAGCCTTTGCGCTAGCACTGGGGCTGGCACTGGGGCTTGCGCCCGATGTCTTGCGTGCCGCAACCTGTGCTAGCAGTTCTTGCACGGAAATGGTCATAGGAAAACTCCTTTCGTTAACAAATGTTTCTTAAAATATTGAGGTGCCGCAAGGGCAAAAGAGAACCCGCGTAGCGGGGAAAGAAAGGAAAGAAAAGGCAGGAGCCGAAGCCCCTGCCTTAACACGCGCCAAAGGCGCACATAATATGGCGTAGCCACTATCAGAACAGCGTGTCCAAATCGTCCAGCGAAATTTCCTTGGGCGCAACAGCCGCTTTGCGGTTGTTGTACCATTTGTCCAGTACCTGCGTGGACTTCTGGACGTTTTCGAAGTACGCATGGATAGCGTTATAGAAACGCATGACCAGTTCGTCGACGCGCGCAGGGTCGGATTTGGGGAAGAACTGGTACGCCGCCACATTGGACTTGATAGCGTCGATAAGTTTCGACGCGCTTTCGAAGAAGACGGACTTGCCGTGTTCTTTCGTGACCTTGTTCTGCAAGCGCAGCCATTCCGTGATAATTTTCTTCGTGGCTTCGGTCGTGATTTCCGCCGCCGCACCACGCGTAGCGCAGACCGCGTCCAAGAACGCTTCGAAGTTAGCCGGCAAGCAATCAGCTTTCGCCAATCGAATGGCTTCTTTGTCCATGACGCGGTTGATGTACTGCGCCAGCTTCTGCGCCATGTTGACACGCGCACGGGTGTCTTCTTCCGTTTCGTCCGGCTTGGGTGCGAACAAATTCATGTCGAACTGCGGCATCGGGATTTCGCGGATAGCGATAACCTCTTTGCCACGCACCGTGACCGCAATCTGCTTGGGCAGGTCGGTCGAACACGGAACCATTTCCATGTCTTCGGGCACGATATATTCTTTTTCCACGATTTTGTTCATCGCGTCTTCCACAGTAGCAAAAGTCAACAAGCGTTCCGGGATTTTCTTTTCAGTTTCAGCCATAGTTTTAGACTCCTTGGGACTACGTCCCTCTAAGAAAGTGCGTCTAGCGCACAGGGAAAGCACGCAAAGCATACGCGAGCGTGCGGTGAAGCAAGGAAAGGATTGCACTGGGGCTGGGTACGCACCAAGGCGGCAGGCAAGCCTGCGAAGCAATGCAAGTTGCAAGGCGATGGGGATAGCCAGTGGACTTGCGAGGCGTGCACACGCTGAACTGTGCAAAGCTTTCCTTGTTTGGTATGTATGACAATAGCACACTGGGGCGCTATTGTCAAGAATTATTTTTAGCGAAGCTTCTGCTATGCATTTTTCAGTAACGCGGCAAGCGCAGCAAAGGCATCAAGCGCTTGCACCGAGGAAGCCGCATCGAGATTGCCTTGCGTTGCGCACTGCGCAGGCTTAGCAGGTGCAAGTGCCAGAGCTTTCGACAACGACGCCGAGGACGGCATTGCACCGATGCGCATAGCATCGAGGAAGTCCAGCTTCGCAAGCTCACGCTCGGATATCGTGACGTCGGTGCGCTTCTTGACAATGCGCCGCAAAGTTTCCGACGGCGTTTCCTTTATGCCCCACAATGCTTGCACCGTAGGAATGTAGCGGTGCGTGTCAGTCCAGTACGAAGCAATGGTGCGCCATACGCTAGCGCGAGGCAGCCCATTGATGCCAGCAATGCAAGCAGAGCAGAGCTCATCGATGTCCTTGCGAGAGATGCCAAAGGCTTCGCCTTCTTTATGTGCCTGCATTGCGACTGCGGGACGCGCACCGAGTAACGGGCTATCTGTGATGCAGGTAAGCGCAAGTGCTTCCGTGATGGAAACGATGTCGCTATCGGAAATAGTTCCATCTTCGTACATCGCTTCAATGTCCATAGCGATATCATGTTGCGCCACTGCCCAAGCAAAGCTCTCACGCGGTACGCTCGGGAAATGCACGAAGCGCATCAGCAAGGCACAGAGATACACGACGGGACAGGTATCCGCGAGCAGAGACCAGTCATTACGCATAGCGCACAGCGCAGGGTGTCGGCGCTGGGTAGCAATACGTGCAAGTATAGAGCCCGAAACATCGAGTTCAAGCAGATATGCAGTTGTGCCATCGTCAAGCTCGCCGAGTTGTAAGCCCGTGTCAGGACACAGGATAGGTATAGGTTCACTAGATGCAAGCACATGGGCTAGCATAGGGTCGGCGATGCCAGAAGGTATTTTATTTTTAGTCATCTTAGAAATCCTTTCAGCCCTTTCGGAAAAGGGCGAGTAAAGTAAATGCGCCTACGAGAGCTTTTCCCTTGAAATAGGGATTGTCGCACCAAAAGACGCACGAGGCTAGCACGAGCCAAGCACACCACCAGCCGCAACCGACATTGGCTATCCAACTGCGCTTGCTTCGCACATAAGGAGAGCGAGAGCGGGGCAGGTTACACATTGGACGCCTCCGTAATGGACGCGGGCTGCGCCGTAGGCGTGCTATGAGCTTCGCTGATGTCGCGCTCAATCTGGCGTTTCAAGCCAGAACGGGACAGGGTAGCCAGTACACGGTGCAAGTCCTGCAAGTCGTGCTTGTCGATTTCACGCAGGGGTTCCCACGAGTACGAGAGCTTCCACTTGCGAACGTACAGGTCATATTTGTCCGTGACGACAAGTTCCCGCGTATTGGGGTCGTGCAGAACTTTGGTGTCCAGCACCGCGTAAGTATGCGGCGCGATAAGCGTAAAACACGGTTTCGCGCTAGCCGCGTTTCTGGTATTGTACGCTTTGAACATCGACCAGAATGTCGGCATCAACGCATGCGCTTGCATTGCGCGATACATAGCGCGTATACGCTTGGACTCGTCTTCCGTGCAAGAGAGCAGGGAATGCGAGCGGCACAGGGTGAAAGCCTCTTCGTTGGTAGTGAAGCCCGCGGCATGAATGATGTCGCAGACCTTGCGAATTTCACGGTTAACCGTAGGACTTTCATAGCCTGTTTTAGCTCCGTTTTCGTTTTGACGATTAAGCCAAACTAATGCACAAGTGTGCGGATTTTTAATAACCATAGTGTAATCCTTTCTTAAAACGGTTCAAAAAAAACGATGTTCTTACGCATTACTGATGTGTAATGCGACGTGTAGCGTGCTACAAGTTCACGCATACGCGGGTTTTCCAACGTTGCGGGGTCTTTCGGAAACGGCGGTACAATATACTGCCACAGACGTGCTAACAGGAAATCGTCAACGTCATTTTCACGGACACAGGCGAAGGCAATATCGTAGCCGGTGCAGGGAGCTATAAAGCTCCCTATGCGGAAAGCTGCAACAGCATCTGCATTTTCCGCGCTAACATAGCGACGCGTATATCGCATCTTGAAATGTGTGTCACACAGACGCTTAAACCGTTCCATAGCCTCTTCGAGGCTACCACAATGTGTGTCTGCAAGTCCACGATACAATGCTTGCGTAATCAGGATATCGTAATATCCTTTGCGATAGCAGGATACTGCTGCAATGTCTGCACCCATTTGGAAAGCAAGCGGAATCTCCTTATGGGTATCACACGCTTCATATGCATCACATTGTGCATATTTTGCATTAAAATCTGCGTGCGGAAGCAGTTTATCTGCAATAAACGTATCGCGTTGCAAGATACGTTGTTTCGCAACTTCAAACTCTTTTCTGTTCATCTTACATTCTCCATGTTTGCATAGTACGATACATGCGTGCCTCTTGCCTGTCGTGCTTGCGGCACATGGCTTCGAGGACGTTCCACATTGTCAATGCGTTAGCAAACGCCTGCGAATTGCGAAGCACATCAAGGCGTGCTTCACGGGCTTTCGCAATAGCATCGTAGCGCAAGAGAGCATCTTCACGAGCTTCTGCAAGCACGGCATAGGTTTCTTGCGCCGCTTGCGCTACCGTGTCCGTAATATCACGGGCAGGAGTTTCGTAAACGTCGGTGTCGAGGTGCGACAACGCAGGCTCACGTAAAACGAGCTCTACGGTGTCGAGTAGCTTCTGCATATGCAGGTCTGCTACTGCATCGTGGTCGATGTGTTCGTTACCGCGGCGGATTTCCGCGGGTTGGCTACGGGGCTTCTCGGCTACACCGCAAGCACACAGGTCATCGTCCTGCCACAACGGGACGTCAAAAGCACGAAGTGCGATGACGCGCATCGCCTGTGTACGTGTGCCATACACGACGCGTTCGTTTCCGTAGGCGTCAATGCCCACGATTTCATAGCGGAGCTTCCCGTTGACATAAGCGCGGGGAAGTCCGTTAGCGGGGTCTTTCGGCGCAGGCTGTATGCCGCAAGCATCGGGCGCCAGTCCCTTGGTATTCGTTCTTTGCATCTTACATTCTCCTTTGCAAGCCTTGCGACTTCGTCGCTTTGTTGCGCGGTTTGTACGCTATCGCATAGGACGCATGGGGCATTGCATTTCTCTGCCGCTCATCGCCAATGCGCTAGGCACGCTGCACACGCATCGCTTGGAGGACGAAGTCCTCACGTACGCATCGCGTATATACGCAAAGCAAACTCGCTTTCGGCACATAGGAAACCCTTTCGGAAGCCCTATCGCCCGAAAACAAGCCTATCGTATCAAACCCGTTCGGCGTTGTCAACAGGAATTTTTCAACGGCAAGAAATGAAAGATACTTCGTATCTTTCATAATTTTTGCAAACAGGGAAAACCGCCCCTGATGTTCCCGTTTTGTTCAGGGATTGCCAAAGCGGCAAAATGCCGTCGAAAGAAAGAAAGTAACACAAAGAAAGAAATAGCCGCGCGGGCGCAAGCATAGCGCGAGAGCGCGCACTAGCGTAGCATGGGAACGCAGGCGCAATGCGTAGGTAAGCGCAATGCGTAGACAAGCACGAAGAGACTTTGCCCTATGGCGTTGCGCTCGTAGCGCTCGTAGCATGCGTAGCACATGTAGTATATTCTTGTATAGAGCTTTGGGCTAACGCTCGCTCGGTCGCAAGCTCCCTATGGTGCCTCTGCTAGCGTGTAGCCTATGGCTCTTTCCATGCCTCGCTCGCTCACTAGAACATGCAAGACACAAGATAGCCTTTTATCCTGCCTCGCTCGCTCACTTCGTTCGCTCGCTACGCCGGCTGTCCGCTAGTGGGTTCTTTCGGCCGCGGCCTCTTGCGCTTGCGCTCCGTGGGCGTAGCCTTGCCTTTGCGGCTCTTGCGCTCGCTAGCGGCTTCGCCGCCTGCCCTGTTTTCGTGCGCTAGCACCTTGAAATTGGGTGCTGAGTGAAAAGGTATTTTAACGGTGACGAAAATATTTTGTAATGTGTAATATTACATATTACATATATATTTCGATATATTTTTTTATCAATTTTGTCATTTTTAAGCTTGCAAAGGGGCATAAATGCCGTAGGCACGGGCTAGCGCAAGCCCGCAAACAGGGTGCAAAGCACAAGAACCCGTGGCACGGGGCGATAGCGAAGCACCGAAGCTTTGCCGCGGGCATCTTGCAGGCATCTTGCAAACGCGAAGCCCAGTGCGCTAGCATAGCGCGGACGCGTAGCCCGAAGCGCATAGCGCATGTGCGTCTTTGCAATAGCGCTCCATAGAGGGCAGAACTGGGGCAAAAAGTGCTATTTTGTCATTCCGGGCACGAAAATGCCGGCAAGATGGGCGCAAATGACGAACGGCGACGGCGACGGTGACGGGCAAGCCCGAAAGCACGACAACG